CTTAGAAGAGGATTGATATGTCTATAGAGTTGCTGAAGAAAATGACAGGCGAAGAAGATACTCAGCTTCTCATGTTGCTCCAAACGAGGGCTACAAATCTTATCTTATCAGAGACTAATCGCACATCTTTGACACCTGCTTTAAGTCTCTTAATACCTGAGGTTGCTATCGAGCTCCACAACCGCTCAGGAGCGGAAGGAGAGCATTCTAGAACCGAGGGTGGTATAGCAGTAGTCTACGGAGAAAACGGTCTGTCTACGGGTCTTTTACAACGTATCCGCATGCATAGACTAGCAAGGGTGGCAGGCCATGTTTTTGAAGCAGAGTAGACTGAAACCCTATCCTATGCGACGGTTTGAAAAGACTGTCACAGAGGAAGGTGTCGCAAAAGAAGGGTATGCCAAGGAAGCTGAGACAGTCCGCCTTGAATTGTGGCCAGCTAGAAGCAAGTTACAATCTGAGCTTTATGGCGAGCGTGTCAATGATATTTTGAACGCAAATGCCAACAAGTCAGCTACTATCAAAGTGAAGGATGGTGTGTGTATCGATAACCAGACGGAAGTGACTCACAGGGTTATTTCTAAAAAGGCCTACACACATCATCAAGTTTTGGAGTTAGAGCGTGTCAGGGCTACGAGGGGCAGATAGGCTTATAGCTAAATGTAGACGGTTAGCTAGTAAAAAAGTTGGCGAGGATATCGTCTTACGTGCGGTACACAATGCTGCTAAAAAGGTTGTCCAAGCTGATGCTAAAAGGCTAGCACCAGGCAACAATGGAGAACTTAGAAATAGCATCAAGACTAGGGTTAAAATGGACGGAGATAAGGTTATAGGAGAGGTTTACACAAATCTACACTATGCACCATACGTAGAGTTTGGTACAGGGCCAAAAGGACAAGCTAGCCATTCGGGTATATCACCAGAGGTCAGCGTGTCTTATCGCTCTAGCCCGTGGTATGTGCATGAAGACCAAATCAATGTCGGACCTTACCACTTTCAAAAGATTGGGGAGTTCTACAAGATGTATGGTCAACCTGCCCAGCCTTATCTTTATCCAGCTTTGAGAGACAATCAAGAGCGTGTGTCTAAGAATATTTCGAATTATGTCCGTAGAAAGATAAGAGAACAAATAAAATGATCAATATCAAGCCTGTTATTTATAAAGAATTGCAAAAGGTCGCAGATAATGTGACTGATACTTATCCTAGCGATTGGGAGACTTTCCCAGTCGTTATTTTTTTAGAAGAGCAAAACAAGCCGGGTGATTGGTTTGACGACCAGGAACAAAAATCATCTATCCGCTATAAGGTGGATATCTTTGATGATACCAGCACTAGTGAGTTAGCTGTTAAAATCAATCAGATTTTTGAGTCTTTAGGTTTGCGAAGAACCGACTGCCAAGACGTGCCAGACCCGTCTCATTTGAGACATAAGGTCATGCGTTTTGAAGGGGTTGTTGATTTAGACTCAGAGCTTGTTTTTCAATTTAGAATGGAGAATTAAACATGTTAGCAAATGGAATTACGCTGTCTTATGGGACAGCTAAAGGAACTTACACAAAACTTGCAGGACTTAAGGAAGTACCTGAATTCGGTATTGAACCTGAAAAAGTAGAGAATACTACTCTTGAAGATAAGGTTAAGAAGTATGAGTTTGGTATCGGTGATGCAGGGGAATTGGAATACAAATTCTCTTACAAGAACGATAGCGCAACCGCACCTTATCGTGTATTGCGTACAGCCGCAGACAATAAGACAAAACTTTTCTTTGAGCAAACTTACCCAGACAACACTAAAGTTCGTTTTGAAGGTCAAGTATCTGTTAAGCTTGGCGGTGGCGGTGTCAATGCCGTTATCGAGTTCACCCTTAAAATTGCTTTGCAGTCAGAGTTGGAATTTACAGACGGTATTGGAGGTTAATTAAATGGCGTTACCTTACTCAATTTGGAAGATTAGCGATGAGAAAGAGTTGAAACTACGACTTTCATCTCATCAAGCAGCAAAAGTTGAAGAAAAAATCGGTATGAACTTATTGAAAATCTTCATGCCTGAGGCTGGTGAAGAGTTTCCTTTGCCTCCTTTAAAAGTTGTATTGCTTTTGATTCACGGAGCATTGCAAAAGTATGAGAATGGGTATTCTCTTGAGGATGTCTATGATCTATACGATGAGTACGTAGATAATGGTGGAGACCAAACAACATTCATGACAGAGGTTCTAATGCCACTCTTTGAAGTATCGGGTTTTACTCCACGAGGAAGCAAGAACAAGAAAACTTCCAAGAAGAAAATGACAGTAGTCGAGTAATCTTAACGGTAACGCAGATTATTGAGAGGCTTTACCCAATGTTTTTGGACATCGGGGGCAAGCCTCTTGATTTTTGGGATTTAACGGTGCTTGAAATCAGGGAAATGATTGAAAGCTACAACCGTGTCAAAATCCAAGAGCGTAAAGAAAAGATTATTGACTCTTATAGACTTTCTCAGATGATATCCAATCACGTTTCTTTATTGTTATCCAAGGATGCTAAAGTATTTGAGTTCTGGGAGTATGCGCCTGAGTTATTTGTAGAAGAACAACAAGCAGTAGAACAGGAACGACAGAGACAAGCGCTTGTGCTACATAAGGAACGGATGCGTGATTTTGCAGAGAGACACAATCGCAAAAGGAAGGAGGAAATGAATGGCAACTCTTGATGAATTGAAAGTCATGATTGACGCTGAGATAGCGCCTTTCAGGAAGAAGATGAAAGAAGTCGAGAATCAGGTCAAAGGAACATCTGACCAAGTGAAAAATGCCACTGCTAAAGTTCGTGAACAGTCGAACTCAATCGGTAGTGCGTTTGGCAAGTTGGCTAAGTTCGCTGGTTTTGCAATCCTTGGTAAGAAATTGCTTGATGTTGGGATGTATTCAGCGCAGACAGCTCTTGAAGTATCAGCGGCTATGAACCAAATCAAGCGACAGATGGGCGAGAGTTCGCAATCTTTCTTAAAATGGGTTAACAATAACGCTAATGCTATGAATATGGGTGTGGGCGAGGCGACTAAATACGGTGCAGTCTACTCAAACTTATTTTCTGGATTTATCAAAGACACCAACAAGTTAAGCGCCTATACTGCTAAGATGTTGCAGACATCGGCAGTTGTTGCCGAGGGTTCAGGGCGCAGTATCACTGACGTTATGGAGCGGATTCGCTCTGGTTTACTAGGGAACACGGAAGCAATTGAGGACCTAGGAATCAACGTCAATGTGGCTATGATTGAGTCCACCGAAGCCTTTAAGAAGTTCGCAAACGGTCAGAGCTGGCAACAATTGGACTACCAAACCCAGCAACAAATCCGTCTTATGGCTATTTTGGAACAGGCCACAGCCAAGTATGGAGATACCTTGTCCAATTCAGTCAACGGTAGTATCAGCTTGTTTAAGTCGCTGATGCAAGATAGTGCATTGAATCTGGGTAATGCTATGTTACCGATTATCAATGCGATCATGCCTGTCTTGAACTCTTTTGCTATGGTATTGAAGAACGTGACTGCTAAACTTGCTGAGTTTATCGCTTTGATGTTCAACAAGAAGGCAACAGTGAAAGATGGTGTCGGCGGAGCAGTTGGAGACATGGGTAACGCCATGAAAGACGCTGCAGGCGGAGCAGGAGACCTTGCTGATGCAGTAGATGACGCTGGAGATTCAGCTGGAGGACTTGCTGACAATCTTGGAGACTCAGCCAAAAACGCTAAGAAAGCTGCTAAAGAACTTCTTGGTTTAATGGGATTTGATGAGATTAACATCTTGCAAAAACCAAAAGACGATGATGCGGGTGGCTCTGGTGGCGGCGGTGGCAAAGGTGGTAAAGGAAAGGGAGGCGGAGGCGGACCTTTCAAAGACATCTTGCCAGAAGTTGCCTTGACCGATATGGACAACCAATTCAAGAGCATTTTTGACGGACTAGGAGACAAGCTAAAAGGGTTGTTTGACTACTTTAAGAAGCTTGCAGACCTATTCGGAAAAGGCTTTGCTCTATCCTTTAGATGGGATAGTATTGAAAGGCTTAAAAATGCGTTGAAAGGGATATGGCAATCCATTAAAGACATTTTTGAAGACGGTACGGTATTAGCAGCGGCCGCAAGGTTCGGGGAAAAGCTAGCTTTTGCTTTAGGACAAACAACAGGCGCTATCGCTAACGTGATCATGGGAATTGCCGTCTTTATCGCTGAAAGTCTGAATAAATCACTTAATGAAACAAAATTAGATATCAAAGCATGGCTTATCCGTATGTTTGATATCGGTGGGGAGATTGCTGAAAGCGTAGGAAATATTGCTCAGAGTATTGGACAAATCTTCTACGATTCAATCACAAGCGAATCCGCAACAAACATGGGCGCAGGTTTAATCAGCGCCTTTACATACGCCTTTATGGGCGTTAAAGAAGTCACCGCTAAATATACAAGAGATGTTATCGGTGCGATTGAAGAGACAATCACTGAAAATCAATCAGGTATCACAGAGTTGTTTACGGGTCTCTTTAAAGCTGTAGAGCCAGTAGCACAAGCTATGGCAAGCTCTATGAAGGAGATTTTTGAGACTGTTAATCAGGTATACGATGAACATATCAAGCCGTTGTTTGAATCTAGTTCATCATTAATGTCTGATACAGTTGGTGCTTTTGTTAAGGGATGGAACGAAAATATCCAACCTGTTTTAGAAAAGATTGGTCACGGTTTTGCTGATACAATCAAAAACCATATTGAACCAGCTTTAGAAAAAATAGGTGGCATGATTGGAAGTTTTGCTGACTTTTCTAAAGCGATAAATGAAGTTTTCGGCCCAGTCATTTCCTTTATTGTAGAAAAGTTGATGGTTGTACTAGCCCCTGCAATTGAATACATAGGAGAAGTTTGGCGTGTTTTATTTAACACTATCTCTGATGTGATTGGTGGTATTGCTGATATCATCAAAGGGGTATTTGATGTACTTACAGGACTTTTAACTGGAGATGGCGAAAAAATCAAAGAAGGATTTTCAAGCATATTCGGTGGGTTAAAAGATATTGTAGTCAGTGTCTTTAGTGGCATCATTGATCTTGTATCTGGTGTATTGAAACTTCTTTGGGAAGTTGTTGTCGCAATATTCCAAAGTATCTGGGACGCAATTGTTAGCATTTTCTCTGGGGTCGGTTCATGGCTTGGAGAAAAATTCCAAGAAGGTTGGGATGCTATCGTTAACATCTTCAGTAATCTAGGCTCATGGTTCGGAGAACGTTGGGCTGATGTGACTAATGCGTTAGCAGAAGTAGGCTCTTGGTTAGGCGATAAATTTCAACAAGGTTGGGATGCAATTAGCAATACATTTAGCAAGTTGGGTTCATGGTTCGGTGACCGTTGGAACGAATCTAAAGACGCACTTTCCGAAGCAAATACTTGGCTTGGAGAGAAATTCCAATCTGGTAGGGATAAAGTGAACTCAGCTTTTGAAAAAGTAGGCTCTTGGTTCGGAGATAGATGGAATGATATCAAAGACGGAGTAAAAGAAGCTGATACATGGTTCGGAGAGAAATTTGAGAGTGCAAAAGAAAAAGCTCAGAATCCTTTCCAATCAATCGGTTCATGGTTTAGCGAGCGTTGGAACGACATACAAAGCGCCTTGAAAGAAATCCCCAACTGGTTCAAGAATTTGTTTAATGACGCAATGGAAAACGCAAAAAGCGCAGTACAATCAGGTGTTGATGCGCTTAAGAGTATTTTTGATTTCGAGTGGCACTTGCCAAAACTTGAGTTGCCTCACATTAATATAACTGGCGGTTTTAGTTTGAATCCACCTAGTTTTCCTAGCTTTGATATTTCTTGGTATGCACGAGGTGGTGTTTTCAACTCACCTAGCATTATCGGGGTCGGAGAAGCTGGTCAAGAAGCGGTAATGCCTCTTGAACGGAATACAGGTTGGATTTCTACTTTGGCTCAGAAAATAGCTGAAAGAATGCCTGTTAATAATGCCCCTGCAGGCTATTCATTGCCAGCTGGTGATATTGTTATTCAAATCGCAGGGCATGAGTTCGGACGGGTAGCTATCCAAGAAATCAATAAGGAACACGAACGAGCAGGTCAAACCTTGCTCAAGATTTAGGAGGTTAAATGGCACAATTAACAATTAATGGGGTGGCTGTGAAGCCTCCCAAATCTTTTCAAATCGGTATTCAAGATATTGATGGAGAAACTGGGCGTAATGCCAATGGCGACATGGTGCGAGACCGTATCACGACCAAACGCAAATTAGACTGTGAATGGGGCATGCTGACTCAGGAAGAAATGAGTCAGCTTTTACATGCTGTATCGTCTGAATTTTTTGAGGTATCTTATCCAGACCCCATGGATGGCCAAGTCACAAAGACTTTCTATGTCGGTGATAGGACCGCTCCTAGCTATACCTTTACTGAGAAGTTTAAACCTTGGTCTGGCGCTAAATTTAATCTTGTAGAGAGGTAAGAAAATGGATGCTTTAACTAGACGACAATTTGACAGAGCCATGTTCGCCAAAAACAGGACGCTGGCTATCCGTGTTGAAGATTATGCTTCACAGGATATCAAAGAGGCTAGTTTTGAGTATGGCTATATCAAGGGTGACACTTATAAGCCAGGTGGAACGTGTGCAGGTAGCGGTAAGATTACCTTTACCAACATCATTACCACGTTCAATAAGCTGGATATCCTACACCCTGAGATTGGGCTACTGGTTGGGGATACCTACCAGTGGGTCAAGATGGGGGAATACTTCATCAATGATATTGAGATTGACCGAAACCGAAACACAACCACGCTTGAACTCATGGATGGTATGTTCAAGCTCAATCGTGAGTATGTGACGGACTTACATTTTCCAGCTGAGGTACGAGAGGTTATTCAGGAAATATGCTTAAAAACAGGCATTGAGTTAGCGAATGACTATTTCGGAATCAGCGCCATGCGTTACCATGTTGAGCAAGTGCCTGAGGGCAAGAAACTGTCCTTCAGGGATATGCTGAGTGCTATGACTCAGATGATTGGGATGTCTTGCTTCTTCAACCGAGAAGGCAAGATGGAAATCCGCGATTTAACTGAGTCAAATATCACGATCAACGCTGACAGTTACTTCTTGCATGGCTTGACCAAGAGTGAGATTGAGTATCAGATAGCTGGTATTACTTGTAAGACGGATAAGAAGCCTCTGACGGTCGGTATGAAGACAGGTCGGTCATTGGAACTAGACAATGTCTTCATGACCCAGAGCGCTTTAAATGACCTGTATTACAAGCTGAAAAACCTGACTTACTATCCTTACAATCTCAACTACCAAGGGCATTTGTTACTTGAGGTTGGGCAGTGGGTAACCATTCAGACCAACAAGAAAGAAACATTTAAAGTTCCTGTGTTAAGCCAGAGCTTTACTTTTAAAGGTGGTCTGAGAGGTCGTATCAGTGCAGATAGTAAGGCAGGTAATGATACGCAGTACTCTTACGAGGGTACGATTACCAAGCAGATAAAGCAACAAGACGGCATTGAAGCCAAAATCCAAGCGCAGATTGAAGCAGCAGATAAAAATTTTGATCAAAAGGTCAACAAAATTAAAAAAGACTTTAACGATCAAGTCGAACTTGCCAAGGCTAAGGCGGAAGAAGTCAAGCAAGAACTGTCTGACACTATCAATCAGCGCTTTAATAGCTTTGACAATGGTCCATTGAAAGAAGCCAAACGTAAGGCTGAGGAAGCCTTGAAAAACGCTGGCGCAAGTAGTTCTCTTGCTCAGGAAGCCAAGCAGATTGGGCTGGATTCGATTGCTAGACTTGAAGCGTTTAAATCGCAGACTACGACCACTCAGACAGCTCTATCGGGTGACTTGGACGCTCTGAAACGGACTATCACGAACGATATTCGACCGAAGCAAGCACAGGCTGAAGTTGAGATTGCCAAGCAAGTTGAAGCACTTAACAAGACCAAGAATGAATTGGTTGGTGTGAAGTCAGCGCAAGCGACGTATGAAGAGACGACGACTCGCAGACTGTCAGAACTGACCAACTTGGCCAACGGTAAAGCCAGCAAGTCAGAACTCACACAGACAGCCGAGGAGCTAGCTAGTAAGATAGCGAGTGTGCAGGTTGGGGGGCGGAATTATATCAGAAATGGTCAATTTAAGAACGGTTCAAAAAATTGGCTTGAATATCAATCTGTTGATTTTGGTTTGAATTTCAACTATCAACACTCTCAAAATCCTAATAATCGAAATCGGCCAGGAGCTCATTTCTTCCACGACTCGCAGAATATCGCTAATTTCTTTGGTCTACAACAGACTTTTGCTTTTGAAGGTGTCCGAGGGGAAAAGGTGAGTGTATCTCTTCTTGTTTCAAAAGATGGCGGTGACAGCAACAGTGGCTTGAAAGTCGCTTTGCACTACATCAAAAACAAAAACATTATTGAGCAAGAGTGGCAAAGTATCCCGAGTTCGCAAATAACATCGAAGTATAAGCGTTTCACATTTACGTTTACTTTATCGGACGATGTCGAGAATCTGAACTTGATGCTTTACGGAGAAAAAGGGAAGTCCATCAATCTCTATGTGACAGATGTTCAACTCGAAAGAGGTTCTGTCGCGACGGACTACAAAGAAGCTCCAGAAGATACAGACGGCCAAATCTCAGCCGTCGAATCAACCTTTAAGCAACGGGCCGATTCACTAGATGCTGGTGTGAGAAGTCTGACTGAAGGCCTCAGAACCAAAGCGGATATCAGCTCACTCAATGTGACTGCTGAGAATA